TACCCCCATCCTATCGAACAAAGGCAAGGGTTTCTCTTTTTTCTTCTTTCGCTTATATATCATAAGATTGAATTAAAATTTGTGGAATAAGCAGGGTTCGAACCTGCACAAGTATCGTCTATTTTCGTCATTTCGTTTTCTCAAGCCTTGGTTATCCGCTCTCATCGAACCTACTTTCAACTACTAATAGCCCGGTCTTGGTGACATCCTGCCATATGCGCATCTTTAGCATTCCGTTCACTGAGTTTTCATACCGTACACTCCATTATTCCATTATGCCTACGCCAATAAATAATGGCGTAGGACTTTATTATTATTGTTCGATGATTACGATATCGGGTGCAATAACCTTGATTGCCTCCAATTGATCGTCAATGACACTGTTCTTGTATTCTTCGATTGCTTCGTTAGCACCGGCAGAAACAAGAGATAGAGAAACATCCCGTCCGTCAACATCGGCATAGATTTCAACTTCGATTTCTTCACAAGCAAAACCTTTGAAAAGCGGAATAAATAGTTTGAAAGATTTCGGCAAATTGGAATCAACCACTTGAGAATAGTTATCTACCTTACTGCCATTTTCTTCTTTGCTTCGTTCTATGTCCTGATTAACTTTTGCTTTGAAGTTTTTGAGGATGGACACAAGCTGCATATTTTGGGATTTGTCAGTAAAGAATGCCCGGTGCATCTTGATGAATAGCGAAAGCTTGTTTGGTTCCCAAATCTTATCAATATTGATGCCGAACTCTTTCATCTCCTTTGAAAGCTCAAGTCTACCTGATATACTTGCTTGATAGTAATTGGTTTCATCAATTGTCAAGGTAATAATCATATTATCCCTGTTTACCTTGATATTAGCTGATTTCTGATTGATAAGCCCAATTCGCTTTTCCAACCATTTTAAGGGAGAGTCAATTATTCCGCTAATAGCCACACATATAGGTTCTTTCGGGTCTAAAGCGACCGGGGCTTTGCCCTCTCTCAATACAACTTCGATAGGTGTACCGTTATAATCTCTCGGTACAACCACGTTCAATTTGTTTTCACTCATTTGTTCCTGTTTTATGGTTAATATTAAAAATTGTCTTTTGCATTTCCTGTGGCATAATCGGGCGTGAATAAACAAGCTCGCCAAGCTTATTATAGTACCCTACCATCTTTTCTTCATGATAAAGGATTTTGGCGCATTCCTGATCTTCTACATATTCAGAACCTTTCTTGATATTTTCAAGAAGAGTCTGTTTTGTTACATTCAGAGGTTTAAGCTGCTCCTTATACTCATCCATCACGTCTTTCTTTTCTATCTCAATATCATTGATTGAAATAGAGGTTTCAGCGAGAGATTCTTTTTTCTGTGCTAACTCATCGGGAGTGAACCGGTGAGTATAACCGATTTCCTCAATTGCATCGGCATTGTCCTGTAAAAATTGCCATCTGTCCTTTTCTTGGACTTCTTGACCTAAAAATTTGTCCATAAATTAAATCTTTAAATAAATTCTTTATTGTATTCAATCACTTGCTTAACATGAAGCAAAAATTCCCTTTCATCTGCTGACGGTAGATAAATGCTTGCTACTGCAGAACTCCAATTTCTAAATCTCGTTATTGATAAAGCCATCTCTTCTGTGTCAAGGTCTTTAGAACTTCTAAGGTATGTTATTTCCTTACCCTGCTTGTTCACCCCTGTGCGCTCGTAGATGACTTTATTACACTTCCGTTTGTAAAAATCAACTTTTACTTCATCTATAGAGCAGCCATATTCACATGCGAACCATCCGATGATAAGATGCAGATATGCATTTTGCTTCAATGTCCTGCTGAGCCGTTTCTTTGTCTGCTCAACGACATCTTGGTTCTTTATCGCCCGCTCTGTATCTTCTCTCAGTTTTTGAGCTTCATATTCGTTGACTGTGTTATAGATCATTCCAATCCAAAGATTTTTCTATCAGTTATAAGTTCTCTGTTATCTTCCAAAAACCGAATGAATTCTTCACAGTGTGTGGTAAGAATTGGTATATCCCTTTCGGGCACAAAAGTGTAGCTCTCTGTATAAGTTTCTTTGAAGTCTGTAATGTTGTATTCAAAAAGTCTCACATCACTTCCGTTCTGCATCAAAGCATAGGGATATACAAGATGCTGAAAATGGTTTTTGAACTTAAAAGCAGAATATCGGCCTGTAGTCTTGATATCGTGTACAGAGGTTGGCATTAGTTCATCAATCAAACCGTAAACAAGCACATTACCAAAGCAAGTCGGTAGAATGGCTTCTACCCTTTGTTGGGTTAGTGCCCCTTTGAAATAATCGGCAAACTCTCTGCATAGAGCAATAGAGAAAAAGAAAGTTCTGTTCTTTAATGTGGCATTTAAACCAAGCAGTTTACCTTTTACTTCTTTTGATTTGTACTGAGGCATAGAATCAATATCAGGGGCATTAACATCATCCTGACAAAAATCAACTTCACTGCTATAAACCCTTTCAACTATTACGGTATCACTCTTCCTGTTCTCAATCATGCAATCAATAACCTCATTAAAGGCTGTCCCTCTGTCTGCCGCTTCACTATCAAAAGGTTTCCGATTAATCCTGTCTATTAATTCCTTAAACTGCTGTTCGTGAAACTCTTCCGGATCATGTGGCGGATTCTCACTAAATCCCCAATATTTGTTCCATATTGCATCACTATTCAGATAATCGTTGAAAGCATCCAAAAGTGTCGCATAGAATCTATAAGACGGTTTCATAACTCTATCTTTTCAAACTTAATGCCCCTACTGTTCATGAATTCTGAAAGAGCAATGATATCCTCACGTGTGCCGGAAACTTTGAAAGCTCTGACATATACATCAGTATGAGAAGTAGAAATCACTGTTTCTTTTTTAGGTTCAGCCGTTGCTTGAATGGGCGTAATCGGGGCAACGGTCTTTTCCGATTCAGCTTTAACTTTCTCTCTATTGGCTTTCAGGGTGTTGGCATACTGTATTGTCGAGTTGATATTAAGTGTGTCGAGATACAGGGACTTTAACAGGTCTACATCTTCACCAATAGCTTCGAGAGTTATGATATCATCCTTTATCTTGGCTATCATTGAATCAATATCCAAATTGATATCCTTTTCTTTAGTAGTTTTATTCAGCCATTTTTCATCGAAGATCTTACTGAAAGGCACAAGAGTAAAGCCTTTGTCGTCAAACAGTTTTTGAATGGTATTCTTCTTATCATCCTTATATTTTTGCTCGCTCTGTTTAACCACAACGTCAATCTTTAAAGAACATTCAGCTATGAGCTTAACGGTATCACTTACTATCTCTTTAAATTCAGAGAAAGGCTTCATAAACTCTTTCTCAAATTCAAGCCTTTTAGCGTTTAAAGCCTTTGAAGCTTTATTCAACATAGCCTTGTCTTTTTTGGCAAGGTCTATGTTTGATTCATTGTAGTTTGAAATATCATAGTTTGGAAGCGAAGCTTCAACCAACGCCTTTATTTGTTTGGCGTTGGTAGTCAAGCTTCCTAATGTCTTTTCTGACACGACCAATTCAAGGTCTTTCTCTTGAATATTTAGCTCTTTCATAATAAGCTGGGTTGAAGTTCTTTTTGAATGTACTTGTTAGTTTCTTTATCCATAATCAGATTAAGAGAATTTACTTTTGCTGAGAATAAAGCTCTAGTCATATCCAGAGAGCTGCCTACATGATCGAAAGCCTTGACACGTGAAGCAAAATCATTAGCGGATGAAGCATCGGTGATTAACTCTATCTGCTCTCTTATCTCTGCCATGACTTTAACATATTGTTCTGTCTCAGCCTTTTTTGCTGCTAACATGCCTAAATACGGGTTAATCACATAATCCTGAATAGCGGTATTCTTACGAATAAGATTGCCATTTGCATCAATAATCGTAGGTATCTCCATTACTGAGGGCAAATTGCAAGTGTTTTTTCCATCGTTTCTAGTTGTTGGGTCAAACGTGATAGTTCTTTTAGTCCTACCGTTTTCTGTTCTTGCTTCTATATATCCGAGTAGATCAAGCTCTGTCACAATTGAATTATATGATTTTTCTCTCAGGGATGGGATAAATACCGTATCATCGCCCTCTTTTCTAGTATCCCTGTGAGCGACAAACACAACATGTTTATTTAGATCAGACAGGTTTCTCATGAAATTCGAGAACTCTTGATTTATGCCGTTCCAGTCTTTTATTATTGGCACTCTATTACCACACTTGTGAGTGATAATATAGTCCATCATCTTACCAATGGTATCCACGACAATTGTTTGATATCCTGATAAGTTTTCTTTGAGCACATCTAATACATCTTGCCATTTGGATATCTGCACAGTATCTACACCTACAAGATTTGCTCCGTTGATACGCTTAACTCCATTATCGAAGTCGAATAACAAAGGCTTTGGGGTACTCAACGCATAAGTACTTTTACCCATGCCAGGTTGGCCATATACCATCATCTTTATATTTGATGGTAATACTAACTCGTTTGAATTTCTTATTAGTGACATGATTATTTTATTAAAGGGTTATTTGTTAATGTATTCATCCATTTTCAAGGCGTTTAAGGCCGCCTGAATTTCTAACTTCGAGTAGCACACAGGTGAGTTTATAGCCTTTCCCATACGCTTTTTATGTACTAATCCATCGGATACCAGTTTTTCTAAAAGACACGGTTTTTGACCAATGGATTTAAACCACCGATAAACTTCTCTTTGTTTTATACGATCCGCTTTCGGCTCTACCATTTTCTGATTTGCTGCTGCGCCCAACTCTGCCATATCCATGCAGATATTTTTGAGCTCATAAATTTCTAGTACAATCATTTTAGCCTTATAATTGAGATGTACCCCGGATGTTCCTTTTTGGAAACTCTGTATCTTAAGTCCATCATATTCTTAAGCTCTTTCTTAAGTCTTGCGTCTCTGTTCCGCCTTGCGGCCTCGCTTTTTATCCCTGAATACCTACTGTCATCGTATGGCACTTTCAAAAGATCCCCTACCCTCATTTGATTGAATATCCCTACCGTGGTGTATTCATCTGTAATTTCAATTACTTTCTCCATATATCTGTTTTTTAATTGTCGTCGAATAAAAAAGGGTGCACTACTTTCACAAGCAACACACCCGAACACATAAAAACACTAGTTAAACCTTGCTACACATTGAAACAGGCAGTACATCAACCGCATTACTGTTCCTGTATTTCACAGTCACCTCTTTTGTTGAAGAGTTGTAAGATACCACCGTGCCCACCTTATCAGATGTCCACGTCTTTACTTTATCACCTTTATTCATAATTATAAGTATTAAAAACCAGTCCCGTGAAGTTTCGCTTCGTCATGCCTGACTAAGCACCATTTTACACGGATGAAGGCTACTGCGTGACTGGCTTTGTTAACAATATCTGCTTAATCCCTGTACTCTGCACAGAGCGTCATAGTCCATTCCGTCATCATAATCTTCATCTTCATATTGTTCTTTGAGAGTAAATTCAATATCCGCATTGATAAGAGCTAATATCTCAGACTTAGAATCGGCATTGTAGGCTCTCTTAACTTCTGCTTCTGTCATAGAAGACACTCTCTCAAGCTCTCTGTACAAATCATCTAAATGTTTCATCTTTATCCTCTATTTCAAGTTCGTTCAACATGCGTTCACTATTCTTTGATATGTATAGCGAAGCGATTAGAAATACGATTGTTGGGAAAACCATTATTGCCCAATTTGAAGAAGTTATAAGCATTATTACAAAGCTTACAACCCAGATCATTACAATATGCTTTGCTTTCATAATTGTATGTATTAAAGTTAGTGCCCTGTGCCTAATCGAATAGTAAAGCTCATATTTCAAACTTACACAGGGTTATTTAGACTGTTAGCGTATCCTTCGCCTATACGGAAATGCTTACTGATAAAGACTTTTCAGACTAACAGCATGTTTCTTATCTTCGATAGCCTCACTAGTAATCACCGCATCCCTGCTATACCAGTTATCTATTAGTTTGCTTTGTCGCTTTTAAACGGTTTATGAATTACACCGAAAAAAGTTTTTCATGAAATCAAAGGGCTTAGTTTTAAGTGAGCGGGTAAAATATTCACTACGTTTGCCCGCTCTATTGCTTTAGGCTATTGTGAGGATGTTTTCAATCTTGAAGCACCTGAAAGCCTGTTTCTCAATATCGAAATAGGCTATTGTCTTATCATTGCCTTTGCCATTGCCATTTATCAGCATATCCGTGATGCTTTTCAAGAGAGTGCCTTGTGCAGTCCTTATAGAACCGTCTGTTTTTTGATATTGAAAGCTTGCAACGCCTTTATGCATCTTCGTTACCAGTTTCACGATTAACCAAGCTTTCTTAAGAGCAATTGACCAGCTCATTTGCGCAAGACTGAAAATCCTATGAGCCAAACTCATGACATCGTGTCTAAAATTCTTTTTCATCTTTTTGTTTTTATGTGTTAAACTTGTTTTTATGATTAGCAACTATTATCTTTGTTGCGCATCATCATATCGTTATCGTGATGCAAATATACTGCTATAATTCAGTATATCAAATTTAATACTGAATTATAGCAGTATATTTGCATTCTTTAACAACGTGCTTGATTCATGCAAGCTATACCTTATTATATATGATTTCTGAATTTAATGGCTTTATAGGAGGCACTCTGAAATGGATAGGATGAGGTACAAATGCCAAAGTAATGACTAGCATAATTTTATAGGGTCTCTAAATAAAGCTAGTTTAAGCCAAAACAGGGAAAATATAAAATTTACTAGTATCAACTTTTGTGTATTTTTTATTGAATTAACTTATTCCAAAGTTGCGGTTTGGAATTAAGTTGCTTAATAATTTATTAAATCGAAATCATCCGCAACATGATACGATGTAATCCACTGACTTTTATCAGTAATAAATTATGGGAACAAAAGAACGATTTGTTGAATATTTGAAATCCAAAGGAGTTGGACAAACAGCTTTTGAAGAATCAGCAGGTTTATCCCGTGGGGCTATTGCTAAAAAAACTGGATTTAGCGCTGATTCTTTAGAGAAAATAGCTACAACCTGTCCAGACCTTAATATAAACTGGCTTGTCACAGGTACGGGGAGAATGATTAATGAAGACACTTTAATAACAGAAATAACAGATTCACCAACCTCCAATAAAGATATAAAGATTCTCGACATACGCGTATGTGCAGGACATGGCATCGGATTTGACGGAGACGAAAATAAAGTTATAGGTTATGTTAATATACCAGAGTTTACAGGGTGTTATGGAATAACAGTTTATGGCGATTCCATGTATGACATGTATATGTCTGGAGATACAATTTTCGTACGTGAAATAAAAGACAAAACGTTGATTGATAACGGTCAACCGTATGTGGTAATCACACAAGAAGACAGATTACTAAAAATGGTATATATCGAATCGGGGGGGTTGAAATTAGTATCTTTCAATCCAATATGCAACCCTGATGGAAGAAGAAAATATCCAGATATGGAAATCGAAGGAAGTCGGATACTTCACTTATACAAAGTTGTAGGGAAGTTAGCAAGAATGCAAATGTAATATAATGCGCTATGACTATTACAACAACTAATAATATAGAAAACTACTCTATAAAATCCTATTTAGGTGTAGTCAATGCAAATGTAGTAATTGGTGCTAATCTATTTTCAGATTTTGCAGCATCTCTTACCGACATTTTTGGTGGCCGCTCTGTTACTTACCAGAATAAGCTTAGCCTTATTTATAAGACAGTTATAAACGAATTAAAAGAAAAGGCCAATAATCTAAATGCTAATGCCGTGTTAGGATTGCACCTAGATTTTGATGAAGTTTCTGGTGGAAGTAAATCCATGTTTATGGTTTCAGCATCAGGTACTGCTGTTTTATTAGAAAAGACATTTGAAGACAGATATAGCATGTACCGATTACTTAACGACATTTACGATTATTGGAAAAAAGGACTTTTTTCAGAAGAGGAATATGATTGTGAAAAGAAAAGAATTATTGCAAATTATAGCAGTTCAATCACAGATGAAAGTAAGATTATAAAAGAAACAAAAGAAAAAGAAAGAATCAAACAAATAAAATTTAACGATAAAATAGAAGATGCTAAAGAAAGCCTAGAGATAAGATTGCCTTGTTCTGAAGAGTCCATTAGAGCAACAACTACTTTTCAAATAGAAGTAGCAGATTATAGCAAAATATCTTATACAGAGAGCGACTCTATAGAATCAATTATTTCTCAATTCATCAGCCTAAACAAGATCCCAGAAGCCTGTAAATACTATAAAGACAAGACTGGCGTAGATTATAATGACGCTGTAGAATATGTTCTAGACACGTATAATAAAAGACAACTTATCAATAAAGAGACATTTGATAGACTAATAAGTAAATTAAAGGTTCTGAAAAGAAAAGGGTTTATAGAACAGGCAATAAAAGAATATCAAAGTTTCACTTTAACAGATGCTGACATTGCAAAATCTTATATTGACAGCCTGTAGTATTGCAATAAATCACAACACAATATACATAGTCTGTTTGCGCTCGAGTGGCGTAATATAATTTCGGCACAAATGAAAAAGATTCTATTCATATTACTTCAACTTGCTTTTGTCCTAAGCTTAAATGCCCAAAACAATATCAGGTACGCAACGTCCAATCTGAACATGCGTTCCCAAGCAAATACTTCATCAGAAATAATCTTGATTATTCCTCAAGGTACTTCTGTCACCATTGATGAAGACTGTGACTGTAAATGGATACCAATCCAATACAACGGACAAATCGGATATGTATCGACCAAATACCTCACAAAGCATAAAGTTAGCTACTCTAGCAATACAGAGAGAAGCCTTATAAAGCATTACACGAATTCCAAGGGAAACAGAGTACAATCCCCCACTCGATATGAATCTGCACCAGCAGGGGCAACAGCTTTATGCCGAGACGGGACATACAGCTTTAGCCAAAGCCGAAGAGGTACATGCTCACATCATGGCGGAGTTGCTAAATGGTTATAATAATTAAACTAAATAAATAGACTATGAGAAAAACATTTATCATTTTATTCTTATCACTTTGTGGATTCATGAGTGCACAAAACAGTATCGGTATAACAGCGATAGAAAGTAACGGGGAAAGCATTGTATTGCTTCCTAATCCAATTCTCAACGATAACGAAATAATAATTCCTCTTATTGAAGGAAAACCAGTTGTTCCTGTCAAAGGGGAGTCATCAAATATCCAACTCAGCAATAATAAGCCGGATTTTATATTTCGATTTGTAACAAAGCAAGATAGTATAGAATCAAAAGCTGAAGCGAAAGTGATTAAAAATATCCCCTTTGCTTATGCTAAAAAGGCATCGGATTTTGAACTCGTAAAATTGTATAAACAGGAAGGATATAGAGGCGTACGGATAGATCGTTATGAAGCGGGGAAAGGAATTATCTTAACCGATGAAGATCTTATACCATTTAAAGAGTCTGCTATTAATGATTTCACATTCAAGGTAACTTTGGAAAAACCTTTAGAACAGGGAGAATACGCTTTTAAGTTTAAGGGAGAAATACCTAAATGTGATACATATTTTTATGCATTCACGATTAAATAAGACATTACATCAATCAGGACAAGATAAAACGAGAATTGCTCCTTTGAGTTTGCAAGTATAGAACATTGTTGTATATTGATAGAAAGACGATATCAGTTTGTTTTTACAGCAGTAAATCTCGGGGAGTAAACTTTAAGACAGAATCAACAGGAAGTTTACTTCCTCCTTGCTTCACTTTAGAAATAAAAACATCACATTCTTCACACGTCATTATTTGGGTTTTATATGCCCGCCAAAGGAAATCCATAGTAGTCACATAAACGATATCATTTTTATCACAATACTCTGTAATCTCCGTAATATTACTACTAGCTATTACATCATTGTGAAATTTGCAATATGCCATAGAAGCACTTTCTCCAAGACCATACCTTTTATGCAAAGCTGCATACTCTTTCATCAACAAATAGTCAGGTTGCCACTTTTCAACTTTGATGCAATCAAAAAGAGATAGATATTTATCTAAATAATCACGTGTGGCTTTTTGTTTGCGCAATTCATCATTGAGCACAATATCCAGAATGATATACTGATAAGCAGGAAATATTTTATGTAGTATAGGCAAATATCCCCCCTTTATGAAATGAATGATTACATCAGAATCAATGACTATTTTAGTTTTATTCTTGCTCATTGATTTCTGCCGTTAAATCCACTCCTATTGCTTCCATAAGCTCCCAATAATGACTTTCTGATATCTTCCCTTTATCAAACAGACCACGAGCTCTTACTCCATAATCGCCAATTACGACACCTTCATTGCCCTTTTCATATAAGGATAAATCGTAGCCATATTCTGAAGCAGTTCTCTTTATGGGAATTTTCGAATAGTGATCATATTCGGATGCGGAAATCAGGCCAAGACCTTTTAAACGTGTTAGTAACGCTAAATGCGACACAGAAAAATAATGCTCCAGTTTGAGCAAAGTGGCTATAGAGACATTCTTTTCTCTCAGTTCATTTGCAGGCATCATTTTTTTAATGCCCATTTCAGGCATCAGAAAACAAGAAGAGAATGCATCGGCAAGCCTTTCTACTGGACTTTCCGAAGCTTGCCCGGGATTGCAACAATGAGGAGTAAAATCCTCTTGAATGAATAAATGATAAAACTCATGAGCCATTGTAAAATGTTGCCGCCCACGTGAATGATTTGAATTTATTAAAATAAATTTCTTATCACCTCTTTTCAAGCACATACCCGAAAAGCTATCCGACAAAGGCCTATAAAGTGTCTGAACATTCAACTTCAAAAGAAGGCTCTTATAATTTACGGGTTCCGTATCATTTAGAGAATTCATTTCTCTAAAGTTATAAGCATCTAGCACTATTGATTCTGGATAGATCTTTGCCATATTAGTATGAGTACATTTTAAGGTAGTTCCTAACAACCTGTTTAAAATGGGATATTTCTTTTATATCTTCATCGCAAGGATTTTCTAAACGGAACGCACAAACCAATTCATCTTCCAAGATGGAAGAATCCTCTTCAAAGAGGACTGATAAATCAATACCATATAATTCACAAATCTTAGTCATGAGTTCATAGGGCATCTCACGATTACCTGATTCATAATTCGCATAAGCGCCTCGGTCGATTCCTAAAAATGCAGCGACTTTACTTTGAGTGTAATTCCAAGCTTCTCTAAAGCTTTTAATATTATCACTAACAATCGTTTTCATAATTTGATGTTTTCAGGATTTTATGACTATAACAAAAAAGATTCTTTCTTTGTTGTTGCAAAGTAACTGATTTTATTTCATTCTAATCAATTCTGCAACACATTTAACATTAATATTTGGATTAAAAGAAAGGCCTCCTATTGTTTCATTAATCCCCGACCTTCTCTCCAAAGACCAAATCAAGGACTTTACGATTTGCCTCATTAATGGCCGTAAAGTCCTTCTTAATATAAATATCGGTGACTTTCATAGATTCGTCCACATGATTAAGTGCAGCATGAACGGTATACTTGTCTATCTTCACATCATTAATGGCTATAGTAGCCCAAGAATGGCGTGCAGCGTAAAATTCCAAGTCTTCTATCCCTAATTCCTTTCCTATCTCTTTCAGTCCTTTATTGATGGCCTGATTAAAGGTGTTGGTATCACGGTACATCTGGTAGAAATTGAAAACTCTCTTCCCTGTCCTATCTCTGTATTTTTCCACCAGAGCAGAAATAGCGGGTGTTATGTCTACGTGTATCTCCGCTTCGTCAGCTCTCCTGCTTTTTGTCTTTTCTCTGTTATAGATGATAGTTCCATTGGAAAGGTTAGAACACGTATACAAGTCTGCTGAATTCATCCCTATGAGTCCGAAAGAGAGTAAGAACATATCTTTAGCCAAGTTATACCGGCAATTCTGCTCGGATTTTGTTCTTGCATTCTTCCTCATCTTATAAGGCAGCTCATATATCTTCTTTATGGCCTCGGCTTCAATGGCACGTTTTCTGGTTGCCTCGTCTCGTGGGACTTTATATTTGGAGAAAGGAGACCAAGGGATTAATATCTTTCCTCCATCTTCGTCATTATAAACCCTCTTAGCTTCGTTATAGAGATGTCTGATGCATCCCATATACAAAGTTAAGGCTCTGTTTGAAGTAATCCTCTCATCGTTCTTTATAGCCTCAATATTTCTCTTGGATTTCTCTAGGTTGATGAAGTCGGCATAATTCGACAGGAATTTAGCTGTTATTTCGGAAATATTCAGTCTATCTCTTTTGGCGAACTTCGTTAATGAGTTTATGGCCGATTTATAATTTCTTGCTGTTCCAGTGGATTTGATACTTTCTATGTAGGTATTGGAAAAGGATATGAAGTCTATCTCTCTCTGTTTCTCGTCGGATATTCCCGTAACGTAGTCTACGATATCTTCCACGGTCATGGAATTCGCACGGGTTCCTAATTTATTGCACGCATCCCGGTAAGAAGAGATTATTGCCTCGGTTTCCTCTATTATATCCTGACTTTTAAGCTTAAACGTTCTGGTCAAATCATCCTTAGTCGCATATATGGAAGTAGAGAGATATTTCTTTTCTCTATTGTGGGTAATGCGTATTTTTACGTTCCATGTACCATTTGCTTTTTTTTGATGCTTATAAATCTCAGCTTTGAAGGTTGCCATAACTATCTTTTTTTTGTAGAACTATAGTAGAACATTTGCATGCAAAAGTAGAATTTTCCATCAAAATTAGCAAAAAGAAAAGCCATAAATCACTTCTGACCTATGGCTTTGTACCCTTCTGCAAGTCCCTATATATGGGCTTTTTGCTTCTATAAAAGACTTTCAGAACTGGAGCGGCAAATGAGGCTCGAACTCACGACCCTCAGCTTGGGAAGCTGATGCTCTACCAACTGAGCTACTGCCGCACATGCTTTCTTA